TGGCTATAGAGCAAGGCATCTGGAAAATAGGCGATAAACCAACAAGATTAAAAACTGTAACCTTGGAAAGCGAACAACAATTGGAGGAACTCATAGTTGCAGACATTTCTATTTTAAATCCAAATTGGTTGCTTATTGGTCGTCAAGTGCGAACTGATTTTGATAAATACATTGATTTACTTGCTATAGATGCAAGCGGAAGTGTCATTATCATTGAGTTAAAGCGCGATAAAACACCAAGAGATGTCGTAGCTCAAGCACTAGATTACGCATCTTGGGTGGTCGAAATTGACGACAGTAAATTAGTTGATATTTATCATGATTACAGTACGAAATTCGCAATATCGGAACAAAGTTTGGATAGGGCGTTTGAGTCAAAATTCGGTGTTCCTTTCAACGATGTAAACTATGACGGCTCGCACCAAATGATAATTGTAGCTGCTGCATTGGATGCAAGTTCAGAACGGATCATCAACTATTTAAATGACAAAGCTAAGATACCTGTTAATGCTGTGTTTTTTACAGTATTTGAGGATGGTACAAATCAGTATTTAAGCCGAGCTTGGATGATAGCACCTGAAGAAACCCAAGATCGCGTTATTTCAAAATCAACAAAAGAGCCGTGGAACGGTGAGTTTTATGTTTCTTTTGGGCATGGTAAAGAGCGCCATTGGAATGATGCATTAAAATATGGATTTGTTTCCGAGGCCGTTGGTATTCAAATACATTAAACATGTTAGATATTGGTGATCGTGTATGGGTAAAAATTCCTAAAACGGGCTTTGTAGCTGTTGGAAAAGTCGCTGGTGAAATATCAAGAGCAGAAAACTACCGAATGGATTAAAGCAGTGCCGTTGGCTCAAGCATTTAATGAAACAGGATTGTTTGGAAATCAGAATTCAGTCTGCAAACCACAAACACCAAAGTGGTCACATACTGTTGAAAGAGTAAAAACGCATTTCAATCTTTAGAATTAATATTTTAAAAGTAAATATGAGTACTTTTTAAAACAATCTCAAATTATGAGTCCCTAGGGGACTCAATCTCCAGTGAGTCCCAAATCTCAATTTATAGTCCGTTTGTCAATGATTACGCCCACTTTAATTTAAATTACGCAATTTAACATAACGTAATTTATGGGCTATCGCTTTTACGCAAATGCGTCCTCAGTTGGTGCATTCGCTAGTCCTGCAACTAGTGTTAGCGCTACACATGCTGCACTAATCTTTTTTACAATATCAGACCAGATTTTACCTTCTTCCTTCGATTTTGATTTTTCGATAGCAAGTTTAAGTAATGCTTCTTTTTGATCCATACCAATGGTGTTAGCCATAAAAATACATTGATTCGCTGTTAAATGACGTGTGCCTTTTTTAATCTGCGACATATTCCCAGAATTAAATTCTGAAAAATCAGCTATAACCTGTTTATCCTGACTATAGCCTTTTGAATCTTTATATTTTTCAATAAGTTCGTAACTAAAATTCATAGCAATCTCCTCTGTATATTAATTATAACTGTCAAACCTGATAAATAAATATTTGACAACTGTCAATATCGAAAGCTACACTCCAAAACATTCAATATTGACAGCTTGTCAGTTTAACAGGGAAATACGGATATGAGTTCCACTAAAAACACATTAAATCCATTACTAGTTCAAATTTCATATTTTTTTGTTCTAGTTTTTCAATTTACGTTTTTATTATCTGGCTTACTTTCCATTGCATACCAAGAGTATGATATAGCATTTGATTTTTTATCTTATTCTTTATTTCCTGTTATTTTTATAATTTTAAACTTCATTTTAGTCCGCACTCCCATCTATAAAAAAGCAAAGGCTAACCAATGAACTCATTATCTAACGCCCAATACTCTCAAGTTTTCCCTCTAAAAACAGCTATTAATTTAACTGCTAATTTTGATAAATTTCATTCAGATATTAGCATTCATAACTCTAATAATAAGCCTGCAACCGGTTTCTATTTTGATAGTAAAGCCTTCAGAAATCGTATTTTTAAGACTCATTCAAACTTGTCTCATATGCTAAGTACTGGGTATTTTTTAGCTGAAAAGTTCAATGGTTTAGTTGAAGCAGATAGAAGATTGAAGAATGCCGATACAGCTTTAAAGCTTGGCAATCCTCTTTTTGGTTATATAAACCTATCATGTTCAGACGATGAAATATGCGAAATTGCAGAGCAAAAAGCCCGTTATTGTGAGCTGAAAATAAGTAAAAACGGCCACACTTTATCTGTATTTAACATCTTGGTTAAATACTTAAATTCCTTTGATATTCAAGAGCCTGAACTAGTTTCACCGTATTGCACACACTTTGCAGCAGACTCTTTAACAGGTATTTTAAATCGCTTTGCAGACCCTATTTTCTGGCGCCGTAAATTACGTAAAATACAAGCGTTTACTATCGAACAACTAGCCCGAGATTTAAGGCTCGTACATAAAAAAGCAAGTGCTTATGTATCACAACCAACCATCCAGAACCGCCGAGAACGTAAGCGCAAATCAGCTGAAATAATGTCTGATTTATTTGTTGTTCCAAACGATGCAAACCCGTTTGATGAGTTCGAAACACTGCAATCAATTATTGAACGTTCTCACACCTCGGGCAAACAACAAGCGTCTGAATTAATGGTTCGTATTCGTGGTTTTGAAGAATTAGCAGACATGCATGGCCATCGTGGCGAGTTCTATACATTATCTGCGCCTAGTCGTTTTCATGCAGTTCACCATACTGGTAGACCTAATAATAAATATGATGGTTCAACCCCTCAGGATGCACAGGAATATTTTAACGGTATTTGGAAACGTGCCCGCGCCCTATTCTCAAAACAAAATTTACGCCCATATGGATTTCGCGTTGTTGAACCACATCATGACGGTTGTCCGCATTGGCACATGCTTTTATTCATGGAAAAAGGCGATGCGATACAAGTTCGCGCAATCATGAAAAAGCTGTGTACTGAAGATACACCCACGGAATTTAAAACAAGCACTACCCGCTTTAAGGCCATTACGATTAATAAAAGTAAAGGCTCTGCTGCTGGTTACATTGCTAAATACATCACTAAAGCCGTAACTGGTGACAGCATCGATAAAGTGATTTGTTCACAAGCGGGTGAAATGAAAATACTTCCAGCAGATGCAGCAGAACGTGCATCTACTTGGGCAAGCACTTTTGATATTAGACGTTTTCAGCAAATTGGCGGCCCTTCGGTCACTCTTTGGCGTGAACTTAGACGATTAGGCCAAGGTGATACTGGCAAATGTGAGGTTGCAAACGCAATGAATACAACACTAGATACTGTTTCAAAGTACGCATTAGAAAAAGTGCGTCATGCAGCTGACTCATCTGATTGGAAGGCCTTTTGTTTAGCAATGGGCGGAGTACAGGTCAAGCGTAAAGAACAAACCCTACGCATTCATTACCAAATTCCCGACATTGTAGACCGTATTACAGGTGAAATTAGTCGCTCAGAATCGAAGTCACCTTACTTCACTACAAAATATGGAGACCAGCCAGCTAACCGGATTTTAGGCGTTGCGTGGGATGCTGTTGTAGTAATCACTCGCCGTGGAACTACTCAAATACTCACTGAAACTGACCTTAAAGCACAGCGAAAAATCATGTGCGGTGTATCAGAACAAATACAAGGTTGGCACGATGACGGGCGTTTATTTGCACCTAGTGAAGAAGATATGCAGTTCCTAGAATCTTGTGCAATCGAAGACTACCAAAACATGTGCTTGTTCATGGACTACGAAGCTTTGGCTTCTAATGTCTCAAGCGACGAAGTCGCGAGCTTGGACTTGTGTCATTAACTGTAACTATTAATAAAACTAAACCCTATTGGAGAAATTATGAATATTGAAGGCGCTATTACAGACCTAGTAAAAGTTAATCGTACAGATGATAAAGGCGCTCCCCTGCCTACAACTGGCGAATTTAAACTACACACAAAAAACCCAGCTCAAATTTTATCTGTAAAGGTATCTGCTGACCAATTTAACGATGGTACTTATCATCAATTGGAGAACTTACAATCTGACCCTAATGGCTGGGGCTTAAAGCCTGTTTTACTCAATATTGAATATTACGAAGGTGCTAACGTAGCACGTCAAATGGACTGGAAAGGCTTCCGTTTGCATAGTTTACCTCAAGAAAATAAAGGTAAATAAAAATGGCTACTTGTGTACAGCTCGAATATGGCGAACTTAAACCAACGGCACAATCAATTGAAGATTGCACTGGCTTTGTCATGCTAGAGCCTACCGAGTACCAACAATTTTTATTAGGTTCGAGTATTTTCGACCCTAACCTAATTCCCATTGAACAGGCACAAGCACTTTTTGTTAGTGGTTTTTCATTGGTAATAATCTGCCATTTAGTCTCTTGGGGCTATGGCACTGTAATTAACTGGTTTAAACCAGAAAACGATAAATAAACTTTTTAAGCTAAAAGGAAAATACTATGGACTTCACTGCAGTTACAGGCGCAATCGAAGCTACAGCAATTGTTGCAGCAATCACAGCAGTAGCGGCAATCAAAATTTTACCACCCGTTGCCATTTGGGGTTATAACAAAGTAATTGGTTGGATTCGTTAAGAAACCCGACTATTTACTTTTCGCAAACTAAGCCCTGTATTCCTAAAAGTTGCGGGGCTTTTTTAATGGAGCACTATTATGATTTGGGGAATTTATTATGCATGCCTTGGGGTTGCTTGTGCGGTTGCGATTATTCGCGGCTTCGAAAATGCTTAAACTTTTTACTTTGCTATGGCGCGGAATTAAACACGCCATACGCCACCCATTTAAAACTATATTCTCATTAATCAAATTATGGTTTTGCTTAATGCTCGTAACCGTATTTGCAACACTGGCCATAGCTCAAGAACCAGACATGACAGATTTAAAGCCTCCCTATTTAAAACCAGAAATGATTTTATTATGTAATCCTAGTCATCCTCCAATAACTAAGGTTGATTCTGTTGCTGCTTGCTATGCTGCTATAGGCGTATCTTCAAACCCTAAAACAGGAATAATTGTCCCAACCTTTCCATCAACTTCAGCCGGTTACGTTAAAGATTGGGGGTCTGTACCTATAGCAGGTTGGTATAGCATATCTTGGGGGCCTGATAAAGAAACCTGCCCACCACCCAGTGCTCCTGAACACTCAATTCCAGTTTACCAAGATTCTGGCTCAATCATGTGCGCCCGTCCTTTAATTGATAATAAATGCCCTGAAGCCCAATCATCAGACCCTTATGTTTTTGGAACTGCTACTTCACCAGCTCACATTTGTTATGACAACCCTGAAGATGATTCCCAATGTGTCATTAACACCGATGATTCAGGCGGTTACTATTTACCATCTAAATATAATTCACAAGAACCAACTGTTTGTAAGGCAAAACCTAAACCAAATGGTGATGATAAATACTGCACAGCAATTGGTAATTCTGGTGTTTACACCGTTGATTGCCCTGAAAGCTCCATTACTTTCGATATAACAGGCATCCAAAAAAACGCAGACCAACTTGTAGTTAACCACCAACGCCTATCAGAAATTGAAGCTTCATTTTTAACTCAGCAAGATATTGATACATTAGTTCAGTCTGGAGAGCTTAAAGGTGAAAAGGGCGACCAAGGTGAAAAAGGCGACAAAGGTGATAAAGGCGAACAAGGTATTCAAGGTGTCCAAGGTGCAATTGGTCAAGCTGGCGCTGATGGTCAACAAGGTGAACAAGGCATTCAAGGCGAACAAGGTATTCAAGGTGAAAAGGGCGAAAAGGGTGAACAAGGTATAGCGGGTATTGATGGCCAAGACGGTAAAGATGGTATTGACGGAATAAATGGTATAGATGGCCGTAACGGTTCAGACGGTCTTGATGGTGAAGATGGTGAAAATTGTACCGTAATAAACACACCAACCGGTGCAACTATTTCATGCCCTGACGGTTCACAATCAGAAGTCGCTGGAGTAGATGAGGGTGCTATTGTTTCAGAGTTAACAAAACAAACAACAGAACTAAAAAAACAAACAGACGCTATCACAAAACTAGGTACTTACGACGGTACTGCTCCAACAATCGACTACTCAACTAAACCTGAAAAATATACCGAGATAGCTACTTTTGATTGGGAAACCACAAACTTCGGAACTGTACTTGAAGAACATAATGAAGCAATGCGTTCATTACCCCTATTTTCAGCTATGGAAAATTTTTTCACTACTTCTTTCAGTGGCAGCTGTCCAGTTTGGCAAGAGACTATAAGTGTTTTAGATTCTTCTTTCACTATTACTTTTGACCATTTTTGTACATCTGTTGTTCAATCAATGTTGCCTTACATTCGAGCTGTACTAATGCTCGTTGCTGGCTTTTTCGCTTGGAGAATTGCAATTGAATAGTTTACTAGATTGGCTAGCCGAAATGTGGCAGGGCTTTATAAACTGGTGTTATGAAATACTAATCTTTGTCCTAGACGCTTTTCTATGGCTGTCATTACAGGTATTTGAAAAAATGCTACAAGGTTTCAGGTTTATATTTTCTACCATAGACCCGCCACAATTCATTCAAAATGGATTAGGTCAATTTACTGCTTTGATACCTAACGACATTGGATATCTATTATCCGCCACTGGCTTTGATAATGCCCTAGGTATAATTGGTGTTGGTTATACATTTCGTTTAACCCGCAAAGTATTAACTTTATTCCAGTGGTAAATTTATGATTATATTTCACGAAGGTTTGCCAGGCTCTGGTAAAAGTTATGAAGCTCTGGTTAAACATATAATACCTAGCCTAGAAAAAGGCCGTAAAGTTTACGCTAGACTTAACGGTTTTAACTATGAAAAAGTAAGCGAGCTAACAGGTAAAACTGTTCAAGAACTAGAATCTTTGTATACAGAAATTACTGAAGAACAGGTTCATACCGTTTATGACATTGTAGAAAATGATTCATTACTTGTGCTTGATGAGTTACAAAACTTTTTCCCCAGTGGTAGACAAAAGCTGTCAGATGAAATGACCCGATTTATTGCAGAGCATAGACACAGAGGTATGGATATTGTTTGTATGGGTCAAGCTTTAGCCGATGTACACACAACATGGAAACGAAGAACTGAACGCAAAATTTCATTTTTAAAATTATCTATGGTTGGTATGGATAGCAAATATAAATGGGAAATGTACCAAGGTTCAATTAATGGCGTTAAAGGTGATGTAGTCTTTAAAAAGATAAAATCAGGTGTCGAAAAATACGATAGTAAGTATTTTGGTTCATACCTTAGCCATCAATTAACAACAGATAATACTGAGGTATATTCAGATGACCGAGTAAATGTATTTAAATCTAAGCAATTTTATTTTTATTTACCTGTTTTTATCTGTTTCCTTATTTTTGCTATATATTATCTAACTTCCTTTTTTAACGGTGAAACTAGTATTTCTAACACAAAACCTAAAGAACCTACCAACGGGCCCGTTGCAAAAGTTGAAAAACAGCAAACCTCTACTACTGGAGAACTAAACCAACAACTAAAAGAAAAACCTAAACCAAAACCTAGTACCGACCCATATCAAAAATTAAGAGATACTATTCAGAATAACAATTCAATGATTACTTACGAAGAAATCTATAGGGGTAGAATTGCCGATCTACTTGTGGTCGTAGAATCTAGCGGTAAAAAGGTTCTTGATACTTTTTCAAGGGATGAGCTTTTAATGTTGGGTTACAGATTAAAAAAAACCAGATTAGGTATCGAAGGTTATATTGGCGATAACTTAGCTGTAGTTTTTAGATATAAACCAACAAACAATTATTTTAATAATGAAATCCCAGATGAACAATATCATGATTTATATACTACTAATTAAACGTTAAAACCAACGCCTTTCAACTTGTTGAAAGCTGTTGGTTAACGTTTAAATATCCCAAAAACACATACCGTCACTGGTGACACTATGACTAGAAATCAAAAGTATGAACAAAAGCAAAAAGCTAAAGGCTTAAAGAAATTAACCCTTTGGATACCTGATAACTCAGAAATTGAGATAAAGCAGATGGTAGAGTTTTTAATTGATAACCCTGACCATATACCTTTTATGGCTC